TCCAATCCAGAACCGCTGCTGGTGGATCAATCGAAGGCGTAGATTTTGCAGTTACCCCTTACCGCCTATCTAAGAATTTACTTGCCAAAGTAACTGGCTTACTTGGCCCTTATCTTGATGTTGAAACTATGGTCGGCTAATGCCAGCATCAACAATTGCCACAGATGTTAGAGGCGCAATTAAAACTGCCCTAGCTGGTGTTACGGCCAATATCTACGATGCCGTTCCAGAAGCGCCAATAGTTCCAGCAGTAATTTGCATCCCAGACTCGCCCTATATGGAGCTTGAAGTCTTAGGCAAATCAACTACTCGCGTTAAATTAAATTACACCATAACTGCTTGCGTTGCGTATTTCAGCAACGCCGCTGCTCTCGATAATTTAGAGCAATTAATTATCAGTATTCTTGGAGCGTTAAACGCTTCCAAGTATGAGTTATCAATAGTCGAAAGACCTTCGGTAACAGAAGTAGGAACTACAACCCTGCTAGTTTCAGATATACGCTTGAGCGTCCGCTACGAGCAAACCGCATAGGAGACCCAAATGCCAACTACAGTAATAACTGGGCGCGATGTAACCTTTACACTCGATAGCGCTAGCTACGACGCCCAAGCAACAAGCGCAGTTTTGAGCTGCGAAACCATAATCGAGACCTATCAAACTCTTGATGGTCGCGCTTATAAGTCCGTCGATAAGCAATGGACATTCACAATTGAACTGCTACAGGATTGGGGAGCTACTAGCTCACTATTCGAGGCAATGTGGGCTGATGCTGAAACAGCAGCTAACACCACACTTGCAGTTTCATTCACCGCCGTAACTGGCGCAGTATTTGCTTTCAATGTATTGCCAATCTTCCCAACTGCTGGTGGAGCTGCTCCCGGAGCACTAACCGACACTTGGACGATGACGGTCGTTGGAACACCTACAGAGACCTTCAGCTAAGAGATCGGAGCATCGGGAGCTATGAAGTCGCAAATTACAATTACATATAACTCAGGCGAGCAAGCAACTTATATTGCCCAACCGCCTGAGTATGCCAAATGGGAGAAGGCAACTGGCAAGACGATTGGCGAATTAGGTGGAGTCTGGGACATTATGTTCTTGGCATATAACGCAATGAAACGCGAGTCGGCTGGTAAGCCAGTTAAAGGTTTTGATGTATGGATGGAAACTGTTGCTGATATTGATGTGAGCAACCAAGACCCAAAAGCCATACCGCTGGAAGCCTAAATTATCTTCTAACGCTTCTGGCAATCGAGACAAAAATCCCAAAGCAATATTGGGATGATGCCGATGATATTTGGACGGCGTTGGAGATATTAAAGGAGAGAAACGGTGGCAAGTGATCCGATTACTTATGATCGCGCTGAGCTACGCGGTATTCTCAAAGCCTTTAAAGCAATGGATGACCAAGCAGTTGAAGAAGCCAGAACTGAAAGTAGCGCGCTCGCAACCTATGCCGCCAATCAAATTAAAGTCAGCGCGCTGGGACGAACGGTCGCGGCTGCTGGTGTTCGGAGAGTTGCCGAAGGTGTCCGAATCAGCAAGTCATCTAAAATCGGCGAATTCTCTTATGGCTTTGCATCTCAAAGGTTTTCTGGTGGCGCAACAACACAGAAGCTCTGGGCAGGTCTTGAATTTGGAAGTAACCGCTATCGCCAGTTTCCCAGAAGAACTCCCAATCGCGGACGCGGCAATTCTGGCTACTTCATCTACCCGACACTTCGCAAGATTCAGCCTGAATTAGTGCGTAAATGGGAAGAAGCTTTCGATACAATTTTAAAGAAATGGGGATAACAAATGGCTGGTAATAGAACGCTTAAGTTATCTATCCTTGCTGATGTTGATGATTTAAAGAAGAAACTTGGTCAAGGGGAGCAGGAAGTCCAAGGCTTTGGCAACAAGCTAGGTGAATTTGGTAAAAAAGCAGCAGCAGCTTTCGCCGTTGCAGCAGCAGCGGCAGCAGCCTACGCTGGCAAGTTATTAGTCGATGGCGTTAAAGCAGCGATTGAAGATGAAAAAGCCCAAGCCAAATTAGCTACTACTTTAGAAAATACTACTGGAGCTACCAAAGCCCAAATAGCTGCCGTTGAGGATCAGATTCTCCAGATGTCTTTGGCAACTGGCGTAGCCGATGATCAACTAAGACCGTCATTCGAAAAGTTAGTAAGAGCGACCAATGATGTTGAAAAAGCGCAGAGACTACAAACTTTAGCTTTAGATATAGCAGCTGGTTCTGGAAAATCTTTAGAATCAGTAAGCCAAGCTTTAGCCCGAGCCTATGATGGCAACAATTCTGCTTTAACTAGATTAGGTGTTGGATTATCAGCAGCAGAACTTAAATCCTCAAGCTTTGACCAAGTAACGGCAAAACTAGCTGAGACATTCGGCGGACAGGCTTCAGTTCAAGCTGAAACTTTCGAAGGCAAAATGAAGAGATTACAGGTTGCCTTTGATGAAGCAAAGGAATCGGTAGGAGCTCGATTACTGCCTATCCTCACAAATTTATTAGATAAATTTACTCAGAATCTCGGCCCTGCAATTGAAGGCATAAGAAACAAATTTGCTCCTTTAACTAAAGCAATAGAAGATAATAAAGAAGAGTTCCAAGCCATTTGGGATTTCTTAAATAAATACATAGTTCCAATTTTGACTGGAGCACTTAAACTTGCCGTAAGTGGCTTAGTTACCACTTTTACTACTTTGGTCAATATCGTAGGTAAGGCAGTCAATTTCTTTGGCAATCTTTATGAAGCTTATAAAAAATTCGTAGATTTCATTAAAAATAATCCATTGAGCAAAGGTCTTGGTGATTTAAAAGATTTTGTAACAGGTGCAGGATTCACCAATGCTGGATTTTTAACGGCAGGAGCTGGGGCTCAATCTCAAGGCTTAATTCAAGAAGATAGAGAAAACCCCTTAGAGCAATTATTTAGCAATCCAAATTTTACTCGAAATTTAGTCGGCGGACTTAGTATTAGCGAAAAGCAGTTAATTGATAGATTTATACAAGGTGGGCAAAGTGGAGAGTTAATTAATCGCTTTAGGCCTGAAATGGATCTTAACCCAATAATTGCCGATATTCGCGGTAGAGAAGATGCTTATCAAAGAGCTAGAAGAGATTTGAGTTCGCAGCAGCCTATTATCGTCAATGTAAATTCTCCGTCAGTAATTGATGAAGAGGGATTTAGCAGAGCTATTGTTTCTGCTTTGAATAATTCAACAAATAGAGGCACAGAGGGAGCGGCTGCTTTAAGATCGCAAGCCGCAATTATATGACGCTTTGGAGTCCCGATTGGCAAATTTTAGTTAATGGAGTAGAACTAACTTCAGTTACTTTAACTAATTTAACTATTACTTCTGGTCGTCAAGATATTAATAATCCTACGCCTCCAGGTTATTGTTCTTTGTCGGTTATAAATACTGATGGCACTAATTATGATTTTAGCGTTAATACTTCAGTTACCATAAAAATTAAAAACACTAGTGGAAATTATGTGGTTATCTTTGGTGGCCGTATTTCTGATTTAAGTCAATCGGTTCAAAGTGCAGGATCAAGTGCAGTAATTACCAATTTAAGAATTATAGCCGTTGGAGCTCTATCTAAATTGCAAAGAGCTTTATTTGACGGAAATTTAGCTGAAGCATTAGACGGCGCTCAGATTGCAGACTTACTAGATGATTTATTGCTTGCGAGTTGGAATGAATTGCCACCTGCCGAAACTTGGGCAACTTATGACCCTGCTACAGAGATTTGGTCTGATGCGGGAGATGTTGGCCTTGGAACAATCGATGCTGGCGAATACACAATGGTCAGCCGCCAATTGACCGATGTGATTATTAGTTCGGTAATCAATGAGATTGCAAATTCTGCTTTAGGTTATCTATTTGAAGATGCCAATGGCAATATAAACTATGCGGATGCTAGCCATCGTCAAGATTATCTTTTAGCAAATGGTTACACAGATTTAGATGCTTCCCACGCCCTTGCTTCTGGTATTGGCGTAGTTCAACGCCAAGGAGACATAGCCAATAAAATAGTGATGGATTATGGCAATAATTTCAATAGCTCTTATACTGCCCAAGATTTAATTTCTCAAGCCCAATACGGTCTATTTGCTGAACAATTCAATAGCTATATAAAAAACGCTGCTGATGTCGAGGATGTAGCTGATCGCCTGATTAATCTTAGGGCTTGGCCCAGAAATACCTTTCAATCCATTACTTTTCCACTCCAATCACCCGAAATCGACAATGCCGATAGAGACGCTTTATTAAATATATTTATGGGTATGCCAGTAAGAATTACCAATCTGCCCATCAATATCCTCGGTGGGGAATTTACTGGCTTTGTCGAAGGCTGGACTTTCAACGCTTCAGTTTCGGGTCTTTCAATTACCTTATTGGCTACCCCAACAGAGTTCTCGGCCTTTGCCCAACAATGGGCTCAGGTCAATGCAGCAGAAAGCTGGAATAGTGTGCTCAATACCTTAGAATGGCAAGACGCGATAGGAGTTATTAGCTAAATGGCAACGACAACGAATTACGGATGGGAAACCCCAGACGATACTGATTTAGTCAAGGATGGCGCAGCTGCCATAAGAACCCTTGGCAGTTCAATCGATACCACAACTAAAAACCTTAATCCTGAAACTACTACTGGAGATATTGCTTATCGTTCAGCTACCGCTAATACCAATACCAGATTAGCAATTGGAAGCGCTGGGCAAGTGCTCACAGTCTCAGCTGGAGTTCCAAGTTGGGCCACTCCTTCTGGATCAAGCGGCCCTGCTTTTAGAGCCAATAGAACTTCCAACTATTCAATTAGCCAAAACACTTGGACTAAAGTTAATTACAATGAAGAAGATTTTGATACTGCTGGCAATTATGATCCAACAACTAATTTCCGTTTCACACCAACTACGGCTGGCTATTATCAATTTAACTATGAAGGTCAAATTGTCGGCACAGAAGGACAATTGATGACCATAGCCTTATATAAAAATGGCGCAAGTTATCATAGTGGTTCCGCTGTTGATATAAGTGGTCAAGGATATGGTCAAGTATCAAGTTCTGATCTGGTCTATATGAATGGGTCAAGTGATTATGTGGAAGTTTATTTATACACTAGCGCTAGCGGTGCAAACATCGGTGGCAACGCAACAGGAAATGTATCGGTATTTTCAGGCGTATGGATTAGGAGTTAATTATGGGATTATTTCAAGACTTAAAAGAGGCTTTGCCAGAATTAACAGATGCAGATTTTGGCCCAATGGGAACTATTATTCTGCAAAATGACTCTGATGGCTCAGGCGATTACATAGCCAAATGGGATTATGCAGAGCCACTTCCAGACGGCTTTACTCTAGGCAAATAGCACAATCTATAAAGATAATGGCGAAACTATGCGCAGCAGGTATTCAGCTTCGGGAGCAAATCGATGACGATTATCCTGATCGCGACAGGAAGTCTGATGGCTGGATTGCTGACTCTAGGCATATTGCAAAAGGCACTTCTGACCATATACCAGACTCTAAGTCAGGAATCGTTAGAGCTATAGATATAGATTCTGACCTATCGGCACATAAAGAAGAAGCTTATGCGCTGGTCGAGAAGATTCGTAAGTTAGCCAAGAAGGGCGATAAAAGAATCGCTTACATTATTTTCGATGGAAAGATTATGAGTCCAATACTGGGATGGAAACGCCGTAAATACAATGGCTCAAATCCTCACCGGTCGCATTTCCATATTTCATTTACAACTTTGGGAGACAAAGATGGCAGTTATTTCAACCTCGAAGGAGAAGCTAATGAGCGACCTAAAGAAGATGGCAGAGAGCTGGGCAAAGACATTCCTAGCAACGGCACTAGCGACTTATCTAGCAGTCGGCCTAGATGTCGATGCAATTGCCAATGCAGCTCTCGTATCAGTCTTGCCTAGCATCATCAATTGGCTTAACCCTAACTACGAGCGTTACGGCAAAGTCCGTTAATGCCAGCGGCTGACTTGGCCACCTTAGTCGCCTCAGTATTGGGATCTATTGCTCTACTGATTGCTGGCCTTCGCTACATAATTAAATTGGAGAATATTCCAATAGTGTCGCGCCTTGATAAAATGGAGTCTCAGCTAGAATTGGCCCTAGCGAAAGGGGTCAGAAATGGCAACGCGAAAGC